CATAGCCATGCTATGAAATTGAATCTTTGCTTGTGGATTCATATATCGTGCTAAATTAATAATCCAGTTAAGTTGTCCTACAAGATGCCGGTCTAACATTATTCCTTGTCTTAAATAATAGTACACTGTATCAAAGTCTACATTTTCCTTTTCCATGTAATACATATAAGTCTGTACGGCACTACGATACCTTTCACGCGGATCTCTAACAAAAACATCAATCAAATCTAATTTGCGTATCTGTTCATTGACTAATGTTCTAAATTTTTGATCTTCTGCGGCATACCTAAGAGTTGAATTTCCACACTTAAATACTGGGTAAAAGAATTTTCCTATAGAACTAAAATCTATAACTTCTACTTTATTTGGGTACAGTATGTCATCTAGTCTCGTAAGCATTGAAATACCTCAGGAAATATTTTCTTAGCATCTAAATTACGTCGTTGATCCATATCGTTTGATTCTTTTAACACATAGTCAGTATCTCTTGTAAAAGGAGATTTGATATGTTTTAACAAGTTATGATATCCATCTTCGAGTAGATACCCTGGTTTCTCTTGGATTCTTTTCTCTAATTCTTTAGCTAGCTTGTCACGTGTGAGCTTGTTAAACTGTCTAACATCTTGCCATACAGGAGTTTCAATTGGTCCTATAATGTAACTGTTATTCTGAAACCCTAAACTTTGAAAGTGATCAATGGTTGTAAATAATGACCATGGGTTAAACAAACACCATAACATATTAAAACTAATTTTATGATCTAGTTTTTGCAGTACGCTTAGGTTTTCTACAAAATCAGACCAGGTGCCGCCAGTACGTATATACTCGTACTCATCATCCATTGATTCTACACTTAGTATCCAATGTACATTAGGAAACTTACATAATAAATCAAATATTGGTGTTCCTGTTTTACTTAAATTAGTGTTGACTCTAATTTGTACATTTCTGTTTCTTTCCCACAGTGCTTGTATGATTTCTTCGTTTTGTTTCATCAACAAAGGTTCACCGCCTGCAAAGTAAACATTTTCTAACTGCTCAATGTTCTCTAAAATGTATTCTTTTACTTCAGTTAATCTCTCACCTTTACTATCAAGTGCTTTTATTGGTAGCTTTACTTCTTTTGCCCACTTGTTACTATACATTGGTCCGCAATATACACAAGCAAAATTACATTGATTTGACCAACGTACATCAATTTTTCTTAGATCAAAGTTTTTTGGATCTTCGTATGTATCAAAAGGAACATTCTTTAGTTCTTTAAGATAGTATATTCTGTCACTGATTATATCAAAACTTTTCTTACCTTCTTCTAGCTTATAGCAACATTCACAAGTAGGTTCTTTCTCTCCCTTTAACATACGTGTTCGTATGTCGTTTGCTTTATCACTAGATAATATTTCGTGTATCGAGTTATCTCTAAGACTGCCCAATTGATGGTTTGTTTTACGTATACAATTACGCACATCACCTCCGGCGTCAACGTATATTCCTGTCCAAGCTAGAGGACAAAATGCTCGATTAGTTATATATTTTTTACTGTCCAATGTAACTAGGCCCTAGTGTAATTTCGTATACTTTTAATTTAGAATTAACATCTAAACATTTAACTAACTGTTCGGCCCATAAGTTAACATCAACTGCCATTGGTCCACTGTGGTCACCAGTGTGTACTTCACCTGGTTTAACCATTGTTATCTGCGGCCAATAATCTTTATGTGCTAAAACTTTAGTTGCTTCTTCTAATGCTTTCTTTTGATTATAATATTGTTCATACTCAAGACCTGATTGTGTACTAACAGGACTAAGAGTCATTGCAGTACTTATAACCATTATTTGCTTACCTTCATGCCCTTGCCATAACTTATATAATGCAAACATAAGATCAGTTTGACAATAACCGTGTTGTGCATTATTAATAAACCAATCACATTCTTTAATTAAAGCGATTGTTCTAGGAATGTTCTGTATATTATTTCCATCACGTTTACTGATGCCTACAATTTCGTGACCTTGAGATTGGTATATTCTGGCTAATGCCTGACCTATACCAGAAGTGTGTCCAGTGATTGCTATTTTCATAATGTTAGTTATCCAAAGAGACTGAGCGGTAAATTACTTACCGCCCATGCCACTAACTACTTATTATTTGCCTCTTGAACGGATCATTGCAAGAATGTCTTCCGCTTTAGAACCGCCTGCTGGAGCCGCCGCTGTTTCTGCTACTGGCTCTGCCACTGGTGCTGGTGCTGGTTCTGGTGCAGTAGCTACTGCTGGTGTAGGAGCCACTGGTGTTGCTGTTGGTGTTGCTGTTGGTGTTGCTGTTGGTGCTGACATAGTAGGTGCATTCTGTGGTGCTTGCATACCTGCTGGTCTGTAGTACGCACCCCATCGTTCTGGATCATACTGTCTACCATCTACTGATGCTTCAAACATTTCTTTCATAACTTTAAGTTCGTGCTCACCTGGTCTCTTAGGAAGAAAATCTCCTAGTGTATGTAAACCATGTTCATTAACTGCGGCCTGCTCTAGGTCCGTTAATGCACTTTCTTTTCTTGCCCAGTTTGAAGTTGTATAATCAGCATATCCACCTTTTTGTGTTTTAGTAACACGGAAGTCTAAACCAGCGTTGTAGTCTGTTGGTAATTCTTCCATATCTGGATCCATCAAACTTGACTTAATAATAGTAAAGATTTGAGGACTCATAATAAAACGTCTAATTGGATTAGCTGGTGTAGTATCATCTGCTATTGGATTCTCTCTAACAAAGCCCTGGAATATATAAGACTTCTTCTTCCAATACTTACGACCCATTTCTTCTAGTGATGAATCTTTAAACCATGTTCTAACTTCTGCTAGAATTGGGCATGACTCACCCCACATCTCTACACATGGTACTTGAACTAATACGTTCTTGTTATCCATCTGGCCTTTAATGCCATTAAATGGTAAACGGATCATATTTCGTTCTTGCCAAAAGAATGTGTTGTTTGGATCTGCGTCTGGAAGGAATCTAATTGTTGCTGATGTACCTTCTTGAATGTTCCAGTGTGCGTAAATTGCGTTGTCACCACCGGATGATCGGTTGTTACCTTGATTGTTCTCAGATGCTTGTAATTTTGCTCTGATATCTGCTAAACTTGCCATAGTATGTTTCTCCTTTATGTGCCATAATGTTTTGCCTTAAATGTGCCTGTGTATAAAACACTATACTAGTGTAATATAATTTATTTATGCTGTCAATAGTAATATGAGTATATTTTACCAAATGGTCGTAAAAAAAGCACATAAACTAAATTATGTGCTTCTTTTGAGGGTTTGTCAATACTGTTACTTTCTATAGTTTACCAAATCTACTATACGTGCAACTTGACTTTCTTCTACTTTATATACTTTACCGTCAACTTCAAACTCTTTTTTGCCGTCACGTTTAGCGTTAGCAAGAGCTAGTGTAAACTCGTTACCTTCTTCTACATCATCTTCGTTTACTGCGTCTGGTTCAACGTTTGAAATAGCAGTTTTTAATAGTTTACCTGTTTCAGTTCTAAACTCAACTGCTTCATCTGTTACTGTTTCAACTGTGCCTTTAGTGCCTTTGCCTGTAACAATTTGATCACCTACTGATGGTGCATAGTCTTCTGTTACTTCTGCTTCTGCGGCTAAGTCACCAGCATATTTTTTCATCTTGCCAATGTATGCTGGTTTGTTTGGATCTTGTCTTAGTCCTGGTGTTTTGACTTCAGACCAGTCTGATTTTTTACTTTGATATTTTTCCTCAAACTCTTTATCAGATAGTTCTTCCATGTCCGTGGACAGTTCTTTCATTTTACCTTCGTCGATTGACTCGGCCATGATGTTGTCCCAGAACTCGCCATTCTCTTCACCGTACTTTTCAACAAAATCTTCACGTTCCATGCGTTCTGCATCTCTCCACATCATGTCTTTCATTTTACCTTCGTCGACATATTTGTCTTCCATTGGAACATCCATATCTCTTGCGTCCCACTCTGCTTCAGCGTCATCTTGGCATTCATCTCTATACTGATCGTTTGAACACTTAGTTACATGTACACGATTTTGTTCGTTGTCTACTTTAGCAGTATAAGTGATATCTGTTGGAATACCACCAGGACCTGGAACAGTAACTTTACCTTCAAATTCTTCTGGATCAAACCCTTCG